GATTTCTTGATTGAATTCTGTCCATAACAAGTAGATCGTCTTTTCCGCCCACAAGCCCCAAGAACGAAACAACCTTGTTATCTATTCCTGGTTTATTAGTTACTTCATAGAACGACCTGCGGAAATCTTTTCCTGTCTTACTTGGGTCAGCAAGTAAATTATGCAGGGTTACCAATCCGCTATTTCCGTTTTGGCTTTTTTCACTTAGCTGAAGCAATAAATTACCGGCGGCGTTACCGTTCATAGTAACCTGCTTTCCTGGAGAACCCTCTGGTAGATTATCAGCAACCATTTGTTTCCAGGCTGACATATCCTCCGGGGTCAATGTGCCCTTCACCGCCTTATCAATAAATGGCGTGGCTCCATCTAACAAATCAATGAATGCCCCTTCCTGCTGGAAAGGCCCGGCTCCTCTTGAAAGAACGCCCCACAGGAATAGTCTTCCAGTCAAGTCTGGAGTGGCCTGTCCGCTGTTATAAACGTCTTTTATCTCTGAAACGTATCCAAAGCCCTCGTCCGCGCTGGCCTTCATGTCTGGAGTTAATTGCTTCAGCTTTTCTGCCAATAGCCTTGGGTCATTGGCGTATTCAATTGCCTTGAACGGAGGCGCAGGGACATAGTCTCCCCCAAACACGTTTTTCTCAAAATCAACCCAGTTCCGAGTAGACTTCATGGCATTGGGGTGGGCATTAATTGCCTCGTTTATATTAGCCATGACCATAGCTCTATTAGCAGGAGTGAAAGTCTGGATCACCGGAATAATTGGCTTGTTCCCTCCGCCAAAGACCAAAAGTTCACTGGGCAATGCATGCCCAACCGCACCCCTCGGCGCCGGTCTCATTTCTGCCTGGCCCAGCATACGAGCAGACTCAGAAACAGGCTCATAGTCTATTTCTTTCAGTATTGCTGGATCAGCCTGGTCTGCCGCTTGGTTGTAAAGTTTAAGCTGGTCTTCTTTAGCCTGCCTATACCTAAGCACTTCGCTCGGTGGCATCCGTTGCTCTATGTTTTCCATTCCATACAGCTTTTCGAAGTTCCTTTCCAATTCGTATAGTTCATGGCCTCCACCGGGCATGTCCTTTGCCCTTAAAATTTCCGGCGTCATAATCTGTAATTCGCCAAGAACTTTTTCGCCGTTCTTCCCGACGTATTGGATAGCAACCTTGCGGTCAAAGTAGCCATTGCCTGGAATCCGGTTCCAACCTTCATCGATTATCGCCAAATCTTTTGAAAGCCTGGATACAATCTGGTCCGCCTGCTCATTCGTATTAACCAGCATAGTCCCACGAATAGAATCAGCTATTTCTCCCGGTTGCATGCTCTTGCGAACTAACTTGTCGCTAATGCTTCCCAGCTTCTTGACCGGGCCAGCTTTGTAGTTAACACCAACGTCTGTTGCAATGTTGGTCAGTAAACTCTGAAACTCTGGGTCAACAGTATTGGCAAGCTGGACCAGTTGTTCTGCGCTACCAATGTCAGATTGGTGGCGTTTAAAGTCCGCCTCAAGTTGGGGAATATCGGTCTCTGGTAGGTCTCTGACTCGTGTTATATTCCCCGGCTTAAATGTAAACTTTGCCGCCTTACTAGCACTTTTTCCGGGGATGAAAGGAATAACGCCTGACATAGATAATGCGGACATTTCTCTGTACATTTTAGCCGCTTCAAAATCGCCAGCGGCTTCTGCCTCAATAGCCATTTGAGCCATATTGGACGCATCTTTATATGCGCGGTACTGCCCGATACCAGGGGTCATATCTAAAGCAAATCCTATCGGGTCTTCCTTCGCCCCTTCGTACATTGCTCTTCCAACAGTGCCTACATCTTGACTGAACGTCTTCAGTGGCTCATCACCCTGTATGGTTTCTGTTGCGTAGTTAGCTACTGTGCCTGGAATTTCCTGAAGCCCACGCAACATGGCCTGCGCCTGCTGGCGCTTATCGTCTTTGACAATGGTTGCCGGGGCATCCCAGATGGGACTTTGGCCTTGCTTCTCTGCCAGATAACGCGCTTGGCGCTCTCCGCCAGTGGTTAGCCATGAAAGGAATTTACTCGCTGGTGATTGGCGCTGGGACCAATCTACCATGCCTTCCTCGGTCAGAGGATAGTCATCAGTAACGGGCATCCCAGAGTTCAACCGATTTAGCATTTGGGCGCTTTCGGTTTCTGGGGTAGCTGATTCCTCAACTACCCCTTCAGTTTTTTTTACGGGGCCACCCTCGGCGAACATCATCGCACCACCGGGTGTCCAGCCGCGCATGGCGAGTTCTAGCGGCTGTATTTGCCGATCCGTATTAACATCCCCTGTTGATGGAATAAACCCATCATTGGTTTGAGCACCACCATTGGTTTGAGCACCACCATTGGTTTGAGCACCACCACCATTAGTATTAGGAGGAGGACCGTCACCAGTATCTGTCTTGACCGGATTGGCGGTGTTCCATTCCCCAAATGCTTTCTCAAAACTTTCCTTATTCAGTGCGGTGTCTTGCACTCCCCCGAACTGATTAGCACGGAGACGGTTTCGCCAGTAGTTGTATTCGGCATTGCTATTGGGGTTGTTCTTGAACCTACCTGACTTTTCGAACGCTTCCATTAGCGCCTGATCTTGCTCACTACGGCCTGCGGCATACCGTTGAGAATACGACGGTTGATAGCCACCGCTTACATTCAACAATTGCCTCGGTCTGCTGGTCACCACCGGCGGCGTCCAACTCAGGCCAGAGCCTGTAGCAGGAGTCAGACGTGCCGCCGGGGTGTACCTGTATCCTGTGGGTGAACCTGTCAGACGGTCAAACTGATTGGTGCCGCGAATACGTTCCCTGACCCGTGAGTCACGGAACGTCTGATCTATACCGGGGGTTACCGGATTGACCTGACCGGGGGTGTAAACACCATCCCCAGGTTGGCCTACGGTGTCAGGAGTATAAACATCAACCCCGCCTCCACCCGGTGGCCCTTTCGGCGTCTGTGAAATTCCCTGCACATCAAACAAAATGCTCGGGTCAATCCCAGCATTCATCATGTCCTGAAACGTCACGCCATATTCAGTCGCCGCCCTCTGTAACCTGCGACGCTCTTCCGGGTCAATGCCGCCCTGCTGTAATCTGTTCACCAGCGACGTGCCACGGGCAATCGCCGCCTCACGCTCTTGCTCCGCTAACCCAGCCAACGAAGACTGCGCCGTGGTAGGCTGGACAAAATCGCTCACGGGCATTGGCCCTTGGGCCGTGAATATAGAATCAATCGTAGACTGCTTTACGCCTGCGTCCAGTAGGTCCTGAACAGAGAGTCCTGATTCAAGCGCCTGGTTATACAATTTCGCGCCGCTGTACTTTTGAGGATTCGCTAAGTATCTTTGTTCTGCGGCAAGCAACTGTTCTTTGCTTGGACTGCCGCCTTTAGCCATTCTGACAGGAAGCCTGGCTAACATTTCACGGGCTGACATTGCCATGATATTCACCCTTACAGGATAGTAATTCCTCGCATTGTAAGGTTAATAATACTCGGGGACAACTCCAGCGTGATCAGTAGGTTCATCGTCCTCGTCCGATTCCAAGATGATGAAATTGCCTTGACGAAAGCGCATGAGGGCCTGTGTCGTGCTATCGACCAAGTCGTCGTTGTCGCCATTGGGGAACGACGCGCATTCCTCGATCACTTCATCCGCCCAGTCAGTGTCCGGTGCCCACACCATGCCCGACTCGAGTATCGGCGCAACCGAGTTGGCCCTTGAGACCTTGTCCTGCCCTGCACGACGACCGCCGGGTGAATACATGGTCACCGGCACACCCAGCCGACGCAGTTCCTGCTGAAGCGTGATCCCTGTCGCTTTGGCCTCGATCAGCACGTTATCGGGTTGCCAGTAGTCATACTGCTCCTTTGCCAGCCGCTTCAGGTCAGGGAAGTCCCAGCGACCCTTGCGCATATCAACCAGCATTAACGACGTCGCGCTGTCCGCGTCAGGCTTAAACACGCCCCACGTCGTAATCGCGCTATAGTCCGCCGTCTCCTTTTTGCTGTATGCAGTATCGTAAGACTGGATAATGTAATCGAGCGGAGGCATATAGTCCTTCTCCCAACGACGCCACCACTCACGTTTCAGGATCGCACCCTCATCCGCCGTGGGCCTCTGCTGGTACATCGCGTTCCACTTCTGCACGGACAGTGACGCCTTCACCGCCTTCAACTCTTCAATCTTCCAGAACGAAGGCCAAAGGGCACGCTCGGTCGGCAGGTCCTCGTCGAAGATCGCCGGGAACTCGATGACCTCCCACTGGTCCGCGTTATGGCTGGTCTGC